GCGCTTATGGGCAAGTGGGAAAAAACCGGCTTGCTTGAAGGTATTAACGCTGATCACTCTCGTCAAACAATGGCTCGCTTGCTTGAGAATCAAGCCCGAGAGCTTCTTAGAGAGGCCAGTACAATGGCCCAAGGTGATGTTGAAGGTTTCGCTTCCGTAGCGTTTCCAATCGTCCGCCGAGTATTCGGTGGTCTCATCGCAAACGATCTAGTATCAGTTCAGCCTATGAGTTTACCCTCTGGTCTGATCTTCTTCCTAGACTTCCAGCACACTAACGCTCGTCTTGGAATCAATGAGGATGGTATTCACTCACCAGCTTCTAACGATTCTTTGTACGGTGGAGGCAAGGTTGGTCAAGGCATCAAGGATGGTGTTGTCCTAACTGGACTCGATTCAGACAAGGGCTTCTACAACTTGAGCAATGGTTATTCGTCACCAACTGGTTCCGCAACAGTAACTGTTACTATTCGCGCAACTGGTACTGTTGGTGATCCCACAAGCTGGGGTCCCGGCGGTCGCAGTGATGTAGCTGCAAACTCATATTCGGCAATGGGCGACAAGCTTGTCCGCTTTGACCCGGATCTTAGTGGTTCTGCCGTTGCTGTTGGTACATTGTTGCTTTCCGCATTGGTAGATAGCAATAGCACACCAGTCAACCGCGACAACCTTATCTCAATGAACCTTTTGAAATCTAAAGGTCACACGGGCTCGTCACACCTTGTTCGTCGTTTGTCGGTCTTGGACCCTGTTCAAGCAACTGGTAGTTCCGATGTTACACGTGTTCTTGTTGTTCTTGCACCAACTGGTAGTGAGACCACAGCAAATCTTCGTGGAGCTTTGGAAGGTTTCTCTCGTGCAGAGTTCCCAATTATCGACGACTTCACAGGTACTCCCGCAGCAGGCGCAACAAACGCTCTTGGTGCAGTGGTTGGTGAAGATAGCTGGGGCCTTGAGAACACTGAGGCGATTCCGGAAATCGACATCAAAGTAGATTCGATCTCCGTTACTGCAATCACCAAAAAGTTGAAAGCAAAATGGACCCCTGAACTTGGTCAGGACCTCAACGCTTATCACAACTTGGATGCAGAGGTTGAGCTTACTTCGATCCTCTCTGAGCAGATCGCTCTTGAGATTGATCGCGAGATTATTGAAGATCTAGTTAAAGGTGCAAAAGCAGCAACTTACTACTGGTCACGCAAGCCGGGTAAATTCGTAAACAAAGAGACTGGTCTCTCTGTTAACGGAACACTCTTCCCGGACTTCACCGGTACGGTTTCTGAGTGGTACGAGACTCTTGTTGAGACAATCAACGACTGCTCGGCTCAGATCCACCGTAAGACGCTTCGCGGAGGCGCAAACTTCTTGGTTTGTGGTCCCGAGGTTGCTAACATTCTTGAGTTCACTAGCGGTTTCCGTGCAAACATTGCCGCTGATGAGGCGAAAGGTACTGTTGGCGCAATTAAAGCTGGTAGCATGAGCAAGAAATGGGACGTTTGGGTTGATCCATACTTCCCACGTAATGTTGTTCTTGTAGGACGTAAGGGTAATAGCTTCCTTGAGAGTGGCTATGTATATGCTCCTTATGTACCACTACAAGTTACGCCCACCATCTTCGGTACGGAAGACTTCGTACCAAGAAAGGGTGTGATGACACGCTATGCTAAGAAAATGGTTCGCCCAGATATGTACGGCTTAGTTGTTGTTTCTGACCTTATTGGTTAATACTCATTAATAATGAGTGTATAGACCCTCTCTCCTATTTTGGAGAGGGGGTTTTTTATTTAAAAGTTTCGTCTTATAACAATTCAAACTATTTATTTTATAGTATTTAAGGAAATAGATGTGAATGGCCACACCCACTTTAACACCTAGCAGCGCAACAAGCGCTATAACGCTCTCTTCCGGCTCAACTCCGAGCGACGTAACCGGACTACCTTTTGGTATATATTCGACAGATAGATACTTCTTGTCGGGAGCCTCGGATCAAGTTGCATACACCTACAAAAAGCTCGGCGGCGATGTTCTAGATATTGAAATAACTAAAGAACAAGTTTATACCTCTTACGAAGAAGCGGTGCTTGAATATTCATACATCCTGAACATACACCAGTCAAAAAACATTCTCTCGGACGTTCTCGGCCACTCAACAGGTTCTTTTGATAACGACGGCCAGATAAGATCAGGAGAACCTCTCTCTGGTTCAAATATAAATTTAAAATTCCCCAGATTTGAGCTTACATACGCCAAACGAGTAGCATCAGGAATGGTTTCCGAGACAGGAATCGGCGGAGAAAGAACAATATATTCAGCATCTTTTGACCGAGAAATAGACAAACAAGATTATGACCTACAAACACTCATTTCAGCCTCTTCCACCGATTCAAGCACTCCTTTTTACGACAAAGTTGGCAATAAACGGGTCAATATTACGAGAGTTTACTATAAGACTCCTCATGCTATGTGGAGATTTTACGGTTATTACGGTGGTTTGAACACTGTGGGCAATTTGTCCAACTACGGCCAGTTCGCGGATGACTCAACATTCGAGATCATCCCAGCTTGGCAAAACAAACTACAATCAATGGCATTTGAGGATGCTATCTGGACGAGAAACAGTCATTACTCTTACGAGATAAGAAACAACAACGTAAGAATATACCCAACCCCAGTAGACTCTAGCCCAAAGAAGTTTTGGGTGGAATTCTTCGTACAAGAGGACGCTTGGGAAGAGTCCAAAGATCGTCAAAGCGGAGGAGATGGTATTAATAATATCAACACCTTACCGTTTGAAAACATACCTTATCAAAACATCAACGCTATTGGAAAACAGTGGATTAGGCGTTTTGCACTATCACTAAGCAAAGAGATGCTGGGGTATATAAGAAATAAATTTACAACCATTCCAATTCCCGGCGAATCGGTGACATTAAACGGCTCGGAACTAATTTCACAAGCTCAAGCGGAACAAGATAAATTAAGAGAGGAACTCAAGGGAATTCTTGATGAATTAACCTACGCCAAACTGGCAGAAAGAGATGCTGTGACGGTGGGCAATGTCAACAAGGCGCAGGAAAGGCTGACTTATCCCTCTCCTGTTGTCGTGGGGTAATAGAGAATGGCAGATGATAAATGGACGCAGCCAGCCACACCACCACCTCCGATGTTCTTGGGAGAGAAAGAAAGAAACCTTGTCAAGCAGGTCAATGACGAACTGATTGAGAGAGTTATAGGGCAGCAGGTTCTATATTACCCCATTAGCTTAGAGCACACAAATTTTCACCCACTTTACGGAGAGGCAATTCAAAAATCGTTCCTCCCTCCAGTGAGAGTGTACGCGCTTATTGTCTGGCAGGGCTTTGCAACCACAACAACTAACTTGGGAATAGATAAGCGACCCTCAATCACTGTTCATTTTCACAAAAGACGACTAACTGAAGACCAAGATCTTTTTGTTCGCGAAGGTGATTTTGTTCTATACGGTCAAACACACTATGAGATAGTTTCTCTAAACGAGCCAAGACAAATATTTGGCCAAGTTGATCACAAAATTGAGATCGAGGCAAGGTGTATAAAATCACGCGAGGGAATGTTCGATGCCAGATAAAAAAGATTACACTTTTACAGAAATTGAAGACACCTCTGTTCTGCAGGAAGAATACTTAGAACCATCTACCATCGAAACTGTTGATCTTGCATTAACCGATTGGCTTGAAGATACGATGAAAATTTTCTGTACAACCTCGAAAGGTTGGAAAAGAACGCCTGTTATCTGGGCGTCTGCAGAGAGAGCCTTTCAAATAAAACACTCAAAAGAGCTTAGAGATTCTGATGGAACACTAATTTTACCACTGATAGCGGTAGAGCGTTTATCCGTGACGAAAGACCTTGGAAAAAAAGGCATTTTCTATGGAGCTTCTGGAATAGACATGGAAGGTCAGCACGGCGGAAGAATTGTTGTGTCTAGAAAAATCGTTCAAGACAAAACAGCAAATTATGCAAATGCTGACGCTAGAAGACGAACCACAGACTCGGGAAATAAACAAATGAATTTCCCATCAATGAAGAAAAATAAAAAAGTAGTGTACGAGACAATTTCAATGCCAATGCCAGTCTATCTGGATATGGTATATTCTATAACCTTGAGAGCAGAATATCAACAACAGATGAATGAAATGGTCGCTCCGTTCGCAACGCTCGGAGGACATATTAATTCTTTTATGATAAGTCGCGACGGCCATCGATATGAAGCATTCGTTGATGCTAATTTTGGACAGGGAAATAACATGAACGCCCTCAATGAAGAAGAGAGGCGATATGAGTCCAAGATAAATGTCCGAGTTTTAGGCTACTTGATGGGCGAAGGACCCAATCAGGAGCGCCCAAAACTTATAAAAAGACAGAGCGCAGTCGAGGTCAAGATACCTCGCGAGCATGTGATTGTGGGCGATATTCCAAAACACATTGATAAGAGAGGTTTTTATAAAGAATAAAAGGGTTTTTAGAATTTTCTCAAACTATTTATTATTGATTAAAAGTGTAATAACTTTATATTCCTAACGTAGACAAGAGGAGAGACAAAGCACATGTCTGATAAGAAGTTTAAATTTGTATCGCCGGGGATTTTTATCAACGAGATTGATAATTCACAATTACCAGCACCAGCAGGCCCAATGGGTCCGGTTATTATTGGTCGCACCGAACGCGGACCATCTTTACGCCCAGTTCAGGTCAATTCATTTTCAGACTTTGTGGAAGTTTTTGGCAATCCACTGCCGGGAGGACGCGGCGGCGACGTTTGGCGCGATGGAAACAATACCGCCCCAACTTATGCAGCATACGCAGCACAGGCATGGCTAAGAAACAACTCTCCCGCAACAATAGTCCGCCTCTTAGGAAGAGAACACACTGATCGAGTAGCTTCAACAGGTCGAGCAGGATGGGCGACAGAAAACAGCAGCGCCGAACCTTCGATCCCCAACCCGACCGCCGCAGCCAACGGTGGTGCATTTGGTCTGTTCATCATTGAGGGTCCACACGCAACCGGCGGACCCACTGCAGATGGCCATCGTGGTTTGTACAATGGAGTCACTCATAAAACAGGCGCTCTCGGTGCAATCTTTTACTTGAATGATGGAAAGATTATTCTGACAGGCTCTTCCACAGATGGCGGAAACGCAGGTGGTGCGGGTATTTGGATCAAGTCCGTAGATACTGGAATTGCATTTACTGCAGAAATTACCAACGGTGCTGGATCAACCACCACAAAAAGAACATTTAACTTTTCTGAAACGAGTCCAAATTACATTCGAAAAGTTTTTAACACAAACCCAACATTGACAAATTCATACGTTTCTGAAGATAGTCCGCTCACAAGCTACTGGCTCGGCGAAACGTATGATGGACACCTTAAACAATACGTTACAGGTACGGTAACTGGTGAAAGTTATGCGACAATTCTTCCTTTGTCAAATGGTA